CGGCCAAGTTTCAGTCGGCGGCTTCCACGAAGCTCCCGGCGGCGGTAGTTGGTTCGTTCCAAGCATTTGCCGAACGCCTTGAGGCTCCAGTGCCTGCACCGCAATCGTCTCTCTCGCGCGGCGGTTCTGGGCCATCGCTTCGGCAACCTTCCGCGTCCGTTCCCACTCGCTTTGCATCCCCCGCATTTCAGCGCCGTAGGGATCAGGTTGAACCTCGTCCGAGTACCCCGGCACAGACGGCCGCTCTCCTGGCCCATAGTCGCCGGCCTGAGTCATAATCGGCGAACCTTGGTACTGGCGCATGACGTTGGCCATGTCAGCTTTCTCGGCCGCCGCCATTCTCCGCATTGTATCAGTTCGGGCCTTGGCGGCATCCGCCGACGCCTTCCCCGACAGGCCGGCGGCCAGCAAATCCGCAAGGTGCTGCATCGGGCTGGCCTTGATATAATGCCCCGAGACCATCTGTGGCTGCATCCCCTTCTGGATCAAGGCCCGCTGGGTCATCATCCGGTTGGCGAGTTCTTGCAGCTGCTGAGCATCCCCGAACTGGGTCTGGTACTCCCAAGGGATATCCTCGGATTTCGCTTTGACTTGGTAGTCAGCCATGTTACCCTATCCCGAGTGCTTTTGTGGCAAAAGGCCAGAATCCTTGCGACCCAACTGCCGCGCCGCCAAGACCAAACAACCCGCTCATGAAGTTGTTGCTTGCGGCTTGGTTTGCATTGTACTGCCCAAGTTGCGCATTGTAGGTGTTCTGGGCCGCACCCATCGGGTCCGTGCTCTGAAGGTTCGGCGTATTGAACTGCGCCGGCGCCCCCGGTAGCTGTACCTGCGATCCTGTCCTAAATGCGCTAAGCTCATTAAGTGGCGTCGCCCTATCAGCACGTTGCTGGCCAAGCTGCGATAGCGCATAGTTCAGTGCGTTTTGTTGCTGGCCGCTCATAAACTGCCGGCCTTGCATACCCGCACCGAAGCCAGCTTGAGCCGTCGACAAAGCCCGCGCTAACTCGGCCGTGGCCTCCTGCCCGCCACCAAGAACCGCCCGATCCACCGCATCGGCCCAGTACTTGTTCTCGGCGTCGTAAACATCTCCCATCCGATTCCCGAAGCGCACGTCCTCCGCATTAGCGCCTTGCGCTAACAGCTTGTCTCGCTCCTGCTGCCGGCGGCGCTCCATCAGCGGCAAGTCATACCGCATCTGCCGATTGAAGATCGCCCGCTCCGCATCGTCCCGCGAGCTCATATCTGTCCTGTAGTTTGGCCCTCTCCATGCTTCCGGGCCAATGTATCGGAAGTCCGGGAGTTGCGAGGCGAAGTCCACTGGCTGCCCGTACAGGTCTGCCATGCCGCCCAGCATTCCCTCACCGATATTCCCCATTCCTTGTCGAATGCGGATATCTTGGTTGTAGAGGTCTTGCTGCTCTGGGGAGAGGCTTTGCGTCAGGGTCCACGGATCGCCGTAGTCCCCAATGTCGAGGCCAGTCGGATTGCGGGCGGCCTGCGTGCCGCCGGGCTGCTGCTGTTGAAGCCAATCCGCGTAGGCAGGATTAGGCACTTGGACAGGACTGCCGCCGTCCCCTTGCTCCTGCCAGATCATAGGGTCTGGGGCTGGACCGGCGGCCTGCGCATACTTCCGATCATCCGGCTGTGCAGGGTTCACCGGACCACTGACTGGTCCCGGCACATTGTATACGTTATCCCCTGGCCGCGTCCACGTCGTCGAGCCGAAAGGCGTGTACGAGTTGACCCGCGACGCGCCCAGCATTCGATTAAAGGATCGGTTGTAGGCGGCCTCTTGCTGCGGGATGAGCGCTGAATAGTCCGGCGCAGCAGGTGCAGAGCCCTTAGAGCCCATAGTCTACCTCTTGAAAGCGTTAGGCCGCGAGGGGTAGCGGCTTACGATGTCTACGCTCACGAAGCCTCTTCCAGATCCTGGATTCCGAGGTTAGGCGCGAGACAAGGATGTCATCCCCCGTTTTGCCAGCGCCTACGAGTCGTCCTTCGCGGATGGCGCCCAGCTTCTCGTGCAATCGTACTGCCTTGAGATTAGATTCTTCTGCGATGAGAGTCAACCTCTTGCAGGCCAGCTGCTCAAAGACGTAGGCGCCGGCCAGGGACAAGAGCATGATGGCGGCGCGAGGATCTTCGATAAAGATGTGAGCGCTGACGTTGCGCCCGTTGCAATCAGTGAAGGCGATGCCGGCAACCGGCCGGCCGTACTCGTTGCTCAGGACAATAGCGGTTGCGGCGCCGGGAGTGAATAGTCCGCCGCTCTTCTCCAGTACCCACCGTGAGAGGAGGTCTTGAGGGCCACGTACAAGGCGGTACATTCTAAACGTAAACTGCTACTCTGTCGACGTTAGTTAAGTTTATTTCGTTGCCAAGAAAACTATTCATATCCAACAGCACTTTTATGTATTCAGTGCTGGGCGACAAAGTCTGCCCGGAAGAATAACTTCCACTGGCAAGCACTGCTTCTGAAGACAAATTTACTACTGACCAAGTTACAGTAGCTCCATCACTTCCCAAAGTAGCTATGACTCTGTACGAGGTCGTCAATGGGGCAGGGGATTCAAGGTAAACTTGTTCGTCTGCGTAAACCCCTGTATCATATTTTCTTATTGAAACAGCGACTGTTTTACTTCCGTAAGTATTATAAGAAAATATTATTTGGAATCGTCTCAGCGCCCCACTATCTACAACGCCAAACCACGCTTCATTTATATCCTCAGAAGTGTGGCTTCCCAAAGAAGCATCTAAGGCGATTGTCAATGGGACTGTCGTCGAAGCTATGGAGGCAGTTCCCTCGAGTAACGAGGAAGTAGTTTTAGCGATAACCCCAGAAGAGATTAACCCATTGTCAAACGCTTCGTCTGTCCAAACCCCACCCGTATTTGGAGACCTTCCGTCAATACCCCCAGAGCCGTCAAATAGGTCTAGAAAAATATAAGGTGAGCCAGTCGGCTTAAAAAACCCCGGAGCGAAAGGAATCATAGTATCGACCCGTTCCCTAGAAGGTAGTCAATCCCGAGCAACTTCACCGGCGACTTCCCAGTGTTCTCGATCTCGAGATAGAGGGAAACGTAGGCTCCTGGCCACGAGTCTACACTATGCCACCACTTCGTGACGTTCGTCAGACCATTCCAGACATACGTCGTACTCCACGTCGCCGGCCCTATGACTGGCGTCGTCGTCGAGCCCCAAAGCGAGGTGCCGCCCGGCAACTCCCCGATCACTGTCGTCAGGGGAAACGGCGTCCCAACGTCTGACGATACTCCCACCCGATACTGGAACTTCGTCCCCGACAGAAACATCGGCCGGAAGAGCTTGATATGCTTGTGGGGCGGCCCCTTCGAGAACGAGCTATACGCGGGGCTGATGTAAGCCTTGATGAAGGTGCCGTTATTCTCGTCTCCAGTGAGAGGGAAGTCGAGGTGGCCAGTGAAGGCTTTCGCCACGCGGCCTTCTCCGTCCGGCGTCACGTACCCGAAGTAGAGATTCCCGTTGAAGAAATGCCAGCAATTCGCATTCCACCCCTTGATCAGTGCCCACCCCTTCGTCGTCAACTCTAACACGAGCTGGTTGAAGTAGTCGCCTTTGAGAGGGATGTTGACGAGGAGAAGGTTGTCGGCGCTGCTGACGGCGGCCTCCCACCCAAGGAACTCTCGCGTCGTCTCTGTGCTGTACTGCTGGAAGATGTTGTTGACCTTCGCCGAAAGGTAGGAATCGGGAAGGAGAGTGCCTTCGGTCAAGGCGCGGCTCATTGGATAGATACCACGCTCCGTAATCACGTACAACTCGGAGGCCATCTTGAAAAGGCATCGCTGGCCGAGTGGCCGCCCTACGAAGTAGACGCCGCGAAGTGCCCACGTCGAAATGTCCGAAGGGTCAATCCCGGCGTAGACGATGGCTTCGCCTTCCGAAGTCACGGCCACAAAGAGATCGTCCAGGCCGTCGCCGGCATCCACACTCCACGTCCCGATTGCTTGAATCCAGCCGCCGCGGCTGATCAGCTGTTCGAATTGAAGCGTATAATAGGCGCCCGAGATCGCGCCGGTGTCGAGGTAGTGAACAAGGCGGCTATCTTTCTGAAGGAAAAACAGCCGTTTCTGGTAGATACAGACATCGACGAGAGTGTCAGTGTCGAGGTTCGGCGTCCCGGTGAAAGTGGCCGTCGTCGTCCAATCCGTCCCGTCAAACACTCGCATGTCGTCCGAGCCGTTGACGCAGATCAACCAGTTATCGAAACTGTTTGCGAAGTTGACGTACTGCCACCGACCACTGGTAAAGACCTCGTAGACGGCGGGAGGGCCAGGATCAAGCTCGAGGTTCGTGGCGGTTCCGACTGTCCCCGAAGCCGAAACGTCATAGATCTCCGTCTCGGTGGCCGCAAAGAGTAGGGGCGACCCTGACGGCGGCACATAGCTCATCAGCGTCTCAACGCTGTCTGGTATCTCCGTTACCCAGTCCCCGGCACCCTTCCGAATCTCAACTTCGCCTGGCCGCGGAATCGCATTGGTCAGGACGCGAGCATCCGTCGGCGGCATATCCAACACTGAATCGCGGGCGTTAAGGCCGCCGACCGGAGGAGGAGCAGTCCGCGGCTCCGATGTTGGAAGCCTTCGATCAGGCTGAACGAGTGCGGTACGCATCAGCTTGTCGGGATCGTCGAGCTAGTGGGGATGAGGATAGCAGGCCGCGGCCCAACCGGACCTCCGGCCATCAGAAGTGTTGGCTTGAGCATCCCGCGGGCAGCCTTATCGAAGGCGGCGGCTTCAAACGCCCGCATATCCTCGGCGTACGGTAACCCCTTCTCGTACTTCCACTTATACCGGAGGCCGAGGCGGAGTAGTGTCACATCAAAGATCGGGATATCCTCGTCGGAGGTGAATGTGGCCTTCGTGGCCGCCGACGGCCCCGCCTCATCTCCTGCCCCGGCGATCCAGTACGACGTTTGCCAGTAGAAGCTCAGCGTGTCGCCTGCAGCTGGAAGCGGCCAAAGCAGAATCTCGTCATTCGTAATCGTAAAGATGTTCGTCGGCGACGGATTGAGGCCGGAAGCATACGCTTGCCACTCCGACAACGGGATTGGCCCCTCGAACCATTCCCTTTCCGTCTCGTTGTAGAAGGTTCCAGGAATGATCCGTTCCAGGTCGGCGCCGGCAAGACTGAACACACTCCCCTGCGAGGAGGTCGCCAGCGAAGTCCAAGATGCCTTGCGCTGAAGATCCGGCCAGTTAAAGCGAGAGGTCAGCTCCTCGCCGACCTCCTCAAGCAACGCGATGATTTGCCGGACTTCGGCCGCCTGTACCCCAACGGCGGCGTTAGGTACAGGCAGATTAGTTCTACGTGCGAACGCCTGGACTATCGTCAGGAGGTTTTGCCGCATCCATCCTCTCCAATCGAGCTAAAAGGGCTTGAATCTGTGTTTGCTGGTCCTCGTTGGCCTTCCGAAGCTCGGCCATCTCGGCCGCCACCTTCGCCCCTTGGTTCTGGGTCACGGCAAGGTAGTCCCGAGCGCGCTGCCGGAGATCGCGGCCACCCATACCAAAGTTATGCAAAGCCTCTTCGGTGGCCTCCGCGAGCTGCTCAACGGTGAAAATGTGGAGGCTCAGCAGCTTTTCTCGCTGTGCCGGCGAGGGGATACCCCACTGCAAAAGCGGCGTTCCTTCTTCCGGAAGGGCTTGTCCTGCCTTCCACGCCTTGTACGCCTTCTCGATCTTCTCGATCCACTCGTCGGGAAAGCGGGCAGACGCCATCGGCGTCCCGGCGTCGCCTGTCCGCAGCTCGTGGCGAAACGGGGCGTCCTTGACTCTTGCAAGCCACTTATCATATGCCTCTTCTACCGTAAGCTTGCCGCCAGAGCCGCGAGGAATGATGATGATAACATCTACATCCTTCCCAACGAAGTACCCCTTTTCCTTCGAGGCCTTAGGGTCAGGAATGGCTCGCGCCTCGAACTTGACGAACGGTGGACTATTGTCTTGTGGCTGCATAATACCCCCAAAGATTCACCCCAAAAAACCCTCGGACCGAAGTCCGAGGGAAAGCTCCGTGGGGTTGCGGAGGCTTAGAGCGGCGAAGTGGTCTTGCGAACCCAGCCGTAGTCGCCGGATGTGAAGGCCGCGTCCGCCGTGTACGAGCCCGAAGTGCTGCTCACCACGAAGGCCGTGGTGAAGCTGCACGCCGAACCCGAGGTCACGGCCGAAGAGGCTGGGCCAACGTACACCCAGGTCCGGTTCTGGTCATCAAGGCACGCCGTGCCGGGCTTGAACTCCGACGAGGTCGTGCGGCGCGTCGAGTTTGCGCCGATGATGGGAAACAAAGCTGCCATGTCAAACTCCTGTTCTGTGGGTCAATTACGGGTTCGTTATTGTCCCAAATTACGGAACGCAGACGGCCTGAAGCGACCTGTTGCTGATCGTCAGGTTGCCCATCCAAAGGATCGGGATAACCACGCCGTCTTGGTTGATCGGCGTCATCTCTTCCATCACCGTCAGATCCGCGTCCCGATGCGTCACCAGCTTGATGTACTTGGTGTTCAGCATGTAGGTGTAGTTCGCGGTGATGCCCGAGCCGCCGTCGAAGATCACGTCTGCGGTCTTGTACTTCAGGCCTTCGAAGCCGGCCTTCGCCGTGTCCGAAGTCGTGTAGCGCTTGATCGAGACCTGCGTCTGTTCGAACAGGCTGTAGTGCTCGTTCGAGCAGATGACCAGATCTGGCTTGTCGTTGCCGCGAACCATCTCCAGCCACATCGGCAACAGCACCACCTTCTCATACGTGGTTCCGTCCACCGTCAAGCTCGAGGCCGAGATGTCCAGCGTGTAGTTCCGCCAGAAGCTGTAGGTATTCGCGCTGATGCCGCCGACTGTGTTGGTCACAATATAACCAGTCGTCGTGCCCGAACCGACCAGGGCTTGGAGGCCGTTAATCTGATTCGTAGCTGAGCCGTCGCTGTACACATCTGCCGAAAACTGGTTGGCAAAAGTGTTCATCGCGTTTTGGAGGCGGGCCTTGGCCAGATTGATAATCCGGGGGCCGCCGCTGTTAATGCGGAGTTCGCGGCCGGAAGCCACCACGTTCAGCGCGATCTGTTTCCAATCATACTCCGCGGCCGAGAAGACATCCGACGCTGCGGTGTTCAGGATGTCAAACCCGCTGTAGCGTTGATACGTCGAGTTCTCGGCGTATTCCAGCGGCTCCACGATGGTCAGACCACCGTCTTCGGTCCGCTTCATGCCGTTGCGTTTAATCCACGCCAGCAGTGCGTTGTTGTTCGTGACGTTATCGACCAGCTTCGATCGATGCTTGCGGAAGGTCGTCGTGACCAATTCCGTGAAGGTACTATTAGGCGAGGCCATCTAGGCTGCTCCTATCGAGATTGCATTCGTTGAAGGGTTGCCCTCATCGTCTCTTCGATAGAATCCTCGACCTCCTCTGTGGGAGCAGGTGCGACTGGACTCGATTTGACATTTGGCGGACCTTTAACGGTAGGGCGGGTTGCGGCCGCAATTTCCTCATCCATCAGTTTCTTTCTGACAGAGGGATTGAGCCACATCGCCGTCTCGTAGGCTTCTTGCAGGGTTGAGGCGCGGCCCTGCTCGAACAGCTTCTGGATGTCTTCCTGAAGTTCCGCCGCATACTTATTTGCGGGATCGGCGAAGAATTTCTCCACCGCCGACATGTTGTCTTTGATCTGTCTGTCGTAAAGATCTCTTTGCACCGCCTCAAGTTGCTGGCGGATCTGCCAAATATCTTCGTTGTTTTGAGGTTGGGCAGCGGTTCCTGTCTGAGCATCGGTGGCCGCGCCCTTAAGGATGTCCGCCAGCCCATAATCTTGGACTAGCTGCTGTGCCCACTTCGCCCGATCTTCGGGCCGCCCGTACTTGAGGATGATGTGGGAGGTAGCCAGCCGCTTAAAAGCGTCGTGCGGGTCGATTTTGTAGTGGTCGAACCACTGCTTGTACGGCTCCATTGTGGCGGCCCACTTGTCGGCGGCCGACTTATACTGCATGATCCCGTCAAGGGCCTGCTTCTCCCGCTCGTGAATGTTCCGGCGAACGTCAGGGTCAATGGTACCCCACTTCGATTCGAAGTCCTTCTTCCAGGACTTGGGCATCGTGTCCCAAGGATTCGACGGCGTAGGAGAGGCGGGGGCGGCGGCTTGCGCGGGACTGTCGGCGGCAGTCGGACGAGGAGCCGTGGGTGCGGCCGCCGTCTCGTCTGGTGAAGGAGAGGCACCAGTGTCCTCGCCGCCGCCCCCAGAAATCTGGTTAAAAGCCTCTTCCATTGAGGAACCAAGGTCAAAGTCTGTATCTGGCATCGCTTACCCCACGTTATAGCCCATACCTCGGGCAACATCATCAACGGCAGCCTCTACGGCCTTCGCCATTTGCGCTTCGCGCTCTTTTTTCAGCTCGCCGCTGGCTACCTTCTTCATATACGCCGCTGTCTCGCCGGGCTCCTTAATCCGGCAGCCCGTCCGTGCCAAGTCCTCAAGGTGCGCACGGCGGCCACCAGACACCCACTTTCCCGTCGCCGGCGACTCATACGCCGGGTAGATCTTCTCCTCCGAGACAATCATCGGCACGGTAAAAATTCGTCTGACGGCCGCTCCGTCGCAATGCTCAGGCGCCCGCTCACGATCTTCGTACTTCCGAAACTCGTCGAAGACGTTGCCGCACTTTTCACATTCGTAGCTGTAAATCGGCATCAGAAGCTCAGCAACAAAAGGTCGTCGTCATCGTCGTCGGAATCTCGCCTCGCGAGCCTCGGTGTCATTTTATCCGCAATCGCGGAAACGTCAACAGGCCGCGGCGCAACTGTCCCGATAGTCTCGCCCTGGACAGCCTCCACCATCTCATCGGCGGTCTCATCCAGTTCTTCAATGATATCCCGGATTCGCTCCCGCGTGGACTTGACTCGCGGCCGCTCTTCTTCCTCTTCCCACCAATCGACGCCGCCGCCAGGCTGTACGGTTGTATCAACCTCCGCAACTACAACGCCAGTTCCCGAGCCAAGAAGGTCGAACGTTCCAACACTTTCGCCTTCGATCGTCCCGTAAACTACACCTTCGCCCGACCCCGTAAGCTCGAACGACCCCGTAGAGGAGCCTTCAACCAGGATCTGCGCCGCGCCTGTACCACTGAGTACAAAGGCCGCCGTCGATTGCCCTTCTACCGCAACCTTGCCGGCGCCTGTCCCCGATAGCGTAAAGACTGCAGATGACTCACCAATGCGGGTGTCGGCAGAGGCAACTGTCCCTGTTCCTGTCCCGGTTAGGGTAAAGACCCCGACACTTTGGCCTTCAACAGTAACGGTCCCAGCTGAAGTTCCGGAGACCGAGAACTCTCCAGAGCTCTGCCCGGCGACCAGAACCTCGCCGGCGGCTGCCCCGGTAAGGCTAAATACTGCAGTCGATTCCCCTATAAGACCAGGGGATACTACAACCCCTTCACTTGCGCCGGTTAGGCTAAATACGCCGCTACTTGTCCCCGCAACAGCGACCTCACCACTGCCTACACCACTTAGCGCAAAGCTGGCGGCGCTTTGTCCTGCAATCGCAACTGCGCCAGAGGAGCTGCCTGTGACAGCAAACGTCCCGGTGCTTGTCCCGCTGACCGCACCGACACCCGCTTGAGTTTCCTGTCGCCAGCCGTTGACGTTGGCCCGGCTGGTAGTGCCGGTCTCCTGTCTCCAGCCGTTGATGCTAGTGCGGCTGAGAGCCACGACTAGGTCCTGCCGCGAATTGTCGGATCGACGTAGACCGTGAAGCTGCCGCCAACTCCGATGCGGACAGCAAGGTCACCCGTCTCTGACGGCGAGATTGTTGAGGTTGGCGAGAGTTTTCCTGACCATGCCGTGTCGCCGGCATCTACCGGATCGCTGACGGCTTCGTTCCACGATGTCTTGCCCATTCCGTCGGTTTGCGCGGCAGGAGTCCCAAGAAATGCCATCTTGTCATCGACGATGGTGCCAAGGGCCTGGTTAACCGTGTCCTTGTACATGAACTCGCACCACACTTCGTCATTGTCGAATGCCGTGGCGGACCCCCACCGGAGGATTTCG